TTTTGAGATATGGCGCTCCAGTCATACTCTATCTTCGCTCCATTCGATAGCTCAATCATCGTTAGCTCCAAGCCCCGTTGCTCTGGAAGGTGCAGTTGACGGTCACAACATCCGCGTATGGCGTGTCGTAGGTCGCGCCGAGTGAGATCGCAGGATAGGCATGCGAGACTTTGCCAGACGCCGTGCCTTCCGGCGCAACGGTCAAGGTGCCGCTCATGCCAGCCGCAAGTGCCGCGTATAGCACAGTGCCGCCGGTCGGGAACAAGCCGGAATAGTCAATCGTGGCGCTTTTGATCGTGGCGAGATAGGTTTTGTGCGTGTCAGCACCAGCGGTTGTTTCCGCCGTATCAACGTTCTCTTTGACCGAGACGCTGCGATAGTCGGTTGCCAGATTGATGGTGCCGCCAGTCCATACCCAACTGATTACTGCATCTTTTCCAACAATATTGTTTTCAGCCATTGTTATTTATCCTCCGATAATTAGTCGAGCCGCACGCGGTAGTAAGCCCCGCACGACCAGGTTGTTTTGCCCGCCTCGTCTGTTTCAGGCAGGACGATAGACTCTTCCCGCGCCAGCCAGTAGTTGTGCCAGCCGGTCAGCGAGAGGGTTGTTTCCATAAGTTCAGCCGCAAGCCCGTCCAGTATCGCGGCGGTCTTTGCGCTTGCGGCATACGCCCTCACGTAGATGACGGCGTTCACGCTCTCACGCGGCGTCATGTTCTCATGCCCGCCAGCCGCGTAGCTCCAAACCACGTAGGGCAAGGCCGCACCCTCAGGCGCAAGCCCGTGATAAATGCATGTGCCCCCCAGCGCGGAAACAAGCGCAGTCCCGCCTGTGAGTTTCGAGTAGATCGCCGCGTTCAATGCGTTGATATGTGAGGTCATTTTTCTATCAACCCTTCTTTGATGAGCGACACGAGCTTCTTCTCGCCCGCTTCCACCGCCGGAGTCAGGAACGGACGCGCTGCCATTTTGTACGTGCCTAACTCGACATAAGGCGCATACTCCTGATAGAACTCCACGTTCATAATTCCATCACCGGCATACTTGGTGTTGACATCCGCGTTGGCTTTCAATGCGCCTGTATCGACCGGCGCTTTTTGTTGCGCTTCCCGTAACACTTCAAACGCAACCGCCTTGACGATCTTGTCACGGTTGGCAGGCAGTTTCGCGATAATCTCATTCAGTTTCGTGGTATCAACACTAATAGACAGGCTCACTCTATCCGCTCCAATTCAGCCCGTTTCACCGCCTGCCAACTTTGCCCGTCATTGATGCTGAGTATCGACCAAACATAAGTGCCCGACTTTACGCGGTTGGTCAAAGACAGCGCGGTGTTATAGGGTACACTCAGGACCGCCTTGCTGTATGGCTGAATCGCCCCGCCTGCCAAGCGCTCCGTTCCAGAACGGAAGTCAATCCGGCAATGAACGCCAGCGGTCGCCGTGCCCCATGCCTCTGCAAACCCGCCTTCGCTGTCAGAGGTATACGCCACACTCAGAATGTCGCAGGTATCAGGAAATAGATCCTCAATATCCGCCCGCATTTGGGCCAACTCCCGTGCGGTCAAGCCAATGCTCATACGTCATCCCTCACTATCCTGGCAGTCACGATGCTTTCGGTTGCGCTCCGGTTTTGGTAGTAGTTCGCCATATCCAGATAAGCGCGCGCCTGCTGCGAGCGCTTGATAGAATGCCCGTCGGTCGAAAAGTCCACCAGCCCTGCCACGCGCGACGCCTTGATGCGCCAGATGTCAGCAGCCGCAGCGTCAAGATCGTACGCAAAGCCAGACCACCAAAATGACTTGCCGGCTTGATCGGTAGCGAATGTCACAATGCCGCGCGTGTAATCGGCAGTCCAGCCCGTGACCGTTCCGGCGGTATCTTCGATCTTGAAGACCGCCGTGCCGCTTTCTACGTTGATCGCGTTCAGCCGGTATTGTTGGTAAACGATGGACCCGCCAGAGTAAGTCGGCTGGACGTCCATAAGCGCATGGATATACTCGGTCTTATGCCGGTCCAACACGCGCTGGATTTCTTCATCGCTCCAATAAGTAACGATCGAAGATCCGCTCTCGACCGTCTGTTCTTCGGGATCGGCGTCGGCAAACCCTCGAACCGTGTCAATTAGTGTCTGCATTCCTGATCGTGCCATTAGGCCTCGCTCTCTTCCAACCACTTCACGCGGTTAGCCTGTTCTTTCCAGCCGATATGCGCCCCGCCGTGCCCTGCACAGCGCCGGCAACTTTCAGGCGTTTCAATTGCCGTCAAATACTCGTACAGATTCAACTCTGTCAATCCTTCAAGTGCGATTCCGTCCGTACCTTCAGGCTTACCCAAGATCAACTTTGGGATAAATGGGCTGGTGCAACAGCGGTAAAAGAAGCCGTTATCCAGCACCCTGCAAAAAGTCCTATACCAGCAGCTTCGATAGATACCAGCCGCTTCATGTTCGCTTGCTGTGCGTTTGTAGAGCAGGGTCGTAAAATCCGCCGCTCCACGTTTGACTTTCAAACTCTTGCCATATTCAGCACATTTACGCTGGATAAAATCAAGGTCAACTGGCTTTCCTGGATAGAGTGTCAGGTCAATCTCGTCTACCAGCTTCCAGAACGTTTCAGTCATATCTTTCAGCCTGTACCCGTTAGTCCACACTTCGATCAAATCCACCGTGCCGCTATCTTTTGCAATCTGCAGGATGTCATCAATGCGTTTGTGCAGGGTTGGCTCCCCGCCAATAAGCGCGTAACGCTGGATGTGAGCCACTTTGCCGAACGCTGCCAGATCACGCTCAATCTGCAATGGTTCTGCAAAGGTAGGTTTCTGCATAGGCGCAAAGTGGTTGCAGCCAACACATGCGTTATTGCAGGCAATAGTGATATTGGTTTCAACGTGTTCTATCAGCATGAGTAATCCATGACCTCAAGGTGCTCAAAGTATTTTTCTGGCAAGTTGTACATACCAAAATAAGGCAACGTACCAGCGCCTTGCCGAATAGACTCGTAGCGTGCGGCAATCTCTTCCCGTTGCGCGCGCGTCTTGACAAGAAACTTGTGATGCTCAATCGGGAACGGCACGAGTTGCCCCGTTCCAAACGGGCTGCCAACGTGGATCTCCCTGCGCCCACCCGCCTTCGCCTTCGTGGTTAGCCGCGTCTGGTAGTCAGGCAGGAGCGCGGGCAGGAAATGCCGCGTGTCCTCCCAGAAGTAAGGACGCGGGAAGGCGAACACGTCGCCCGACTCGTACCATTTAGCCTGAAGCCAATCCATAAGCGAACCGCTGATAGTCTCGTCATCATCGAGGCGCAAGATGTAATCGCCGGTACATTTGGCAAGCACCTCGTCAAGCACGCTCTCAAGGTAACCCTTGCTCTTGACTATCACAGCCACATCCGCAAGCCCGACGAACTCCTGCGGAATTTCAGCGCAATCAAATCCGAGTACGAGTTCAGCACCCAGTATGTCAGCATCGGCGCGCATACGCTTTAGGAACTTGCCAGCGTGCGGCTCGCAGTTGGTAACGCAAACGATACTCAGGGTCATGCTTGCCTTTTCAGCACATAGCCGATATTCGAGCTGTTATCACGGCGTTCAACGGATTCCACCGTCCACCATTTGTTTTGTGGGAAGTAGAATTTACCGTAATTGTCAAAGTAACTTGTGCGCCTATCCCAGTAATCAAAAGTATGTTCGTGGAACAAGCGCCGATGCGTCGGGTCAATGTGGCTGTTCTCATGATCCCAAGCCGGCAAGCGCATAACGAGTAGTCCGCCTGGCTTCAATATCCGCCAGCATTCGTCAAGCCATTCGTAGACTTCAGTCTTCAGATGTTCCATGACGTCAAGCGCGATAATCTTGTCAAATTCTTCGTCCTGCCACGGCCAGGGCATTTCGTTCAAGTCCCACGTTACGTCCACGAAATCGGAGTGCTTTTCGAGATCGTGATTGATTGCGCCTTCGAGCGGTCTGATACCACAGCCTAAATGCAGTGTGCTCACGCTTTTACCGCGTCTTCAAAACTAATAGGATTGCCAGCCTTGATAATCTGTTCCATCTCTTTCAATACCGGCTTCCAGTACTGTCTGGTAACATCATCGGCATCGTATGGCAGTGCGCCCCGTCTTGCCTGATTGCGCAACTCATAGTCACCCTTCGCGGCATAGGCTTGTTCCATTCGGTCATAGATCGCGGCAGTTGTCGCCTGCCATTGGAACGCGTCAAAGAAGTCGTGATAGACCGGCAGCGCTTCTTCTTTTAGCACCTTCCAACCGGCAAAACACAACTCGCTCATAGAAGTCCAATCGCCAACGATCACCGGCGTTCCGCACGCCTGCGCTTCCAGTATCGGGATGCCGAAGCCCTCACCAAGCGCAACGTTGGTCAGTACATCCATTGCATTGTAAGCATCGACCATGTAAGGGTCTGGAAAACCAAGCCCATACATGTATTGGTCGCATATCTTTACGTCTTCGCCGATCTTCAATCCCATCCGGTTGACGAACTTGATAAGGTTCACAACTTCACCACCGTGAGTACCATCATCGGTATGCAGGTAGAGCATCGTGTCAGGGTGGGCGGCGTGTAAGGCAGCAAAGGCGGCTATTTGCTCATAGAACGCTTTTCGTGACGGGTTGCCCTTATTGGCTGCAACCATTCCAACAATAAACTTGTCCTGATCCCAACCAACGTGCTCACGCGCTTCTTTGCGGTCAACCGGCTTGAATATGTCCGTGTCAACAGCGTGAGGCACATACCAAACGTCAAGCCCAGCCTGCTCTGCCATCTTCAATCCAAACTTGCTCATTACAATCCCTTTGGTTGCCTTGCGAGCCGATGCGAGTACGTTTGCCGGCATCGGTTCGTGATCAATCGGAAACCAGGGGAACCAGGGCATCGGAATGTTTTCTGGCTGTACTACCCAAATATCGAGCAAAGTGACAACTGCATCCGCTTGATCCCAAACAGCGTGCGCCCCGATCACGTCCTGCCCGTAGGGGTGCTTGAAATTCGGGTAGACCTTGATCCCGTTGATATTCAATACGCCTGATTGCACTCCGTAGAACGCTGTAATCGAAATACCACCATCGAGCAACTTTGCAAGACGCGGCACGAATAGCTTCGTTTGGCAACCATACCCAGTGCAGGCTGCCGGACTGTTGCTAAACCAATTGAGTCTCATATTGTCTCAAGCCTCCCGCTTGAGCTCCGGTAGGGCAGGAAAGCGGTGGAGCGTGCCGCTTGTCGGGGTATACTCCCTATTCCTGCCCATAATTATTTAGTCCTTGTTAGGACGAAGTCCCCACAAGATTTACGCCGTGAGTCGGCTGATACACGCCATACGCGTATTCCATTGACGCGTTCAATTCCCAGCCGCCGTTACCGCTGATCTTTGCATCATATTGAGGCTCGATCTTGAACGGTTGGCGAATGTCCAGCACCATTGCATCGCGGACGAACATGCCGCCCACAGCCGCAGTGCCGGAAGTGATATTGGCATCAACGAAGAAGTCAATGCCGCCGAATGACGCCTGGTAGAACGTGCCAACCACGCTGTCCTTGATCGCCTCGGACTGCATGAGCGTGGGCACGCCGGACGAAGCGCTGGTCAGGTAGTACCACTGCACAGGATGCAGAATACAGGTGTAAGGACCCGCCAACTTGTTTGTGCGCATTTTCGCTTGTGCAAGGAAAATGTTTGCCCAAGTCAGCGTGCCGCCAGCCGTGCCAACTGTGCCGCCAGTCAAGCTTGAGAACAAGCCTGCCAGTTGGGTGTCGACGGAAGAGGCAAGTGTGTTGCCCAAGTGAATGCCAGCCTCGCGCTGTGCGCGACCTGGTTCTGCACGCAAGCGGCGGTTGGTCAGTTCGATCATCTGCGCGTAAACTGCAGGGGTCAAAGTGCCACCAGCGGAAGCGTTGAAAGCCTGGGCAGCGTTGTCAGCGGACTCAGCCACCGCAAGGAACGTGCCGCCCGAATAAGAGCCGAACACGCGAGGTGCAGGGGAAGTCGAGTCCTGCCAGACTTCAATGTGGGGCGAAATGACGTTGCCTTCGAAGGCAGCGTGGATCGCGTTGTTGTATACATTTGCAACCAGCGTTGAAATGCCGGTGTAAGTTGATTCGTTAGCCATAAGTTATTCTCCCTATTGGTTCCCTCCGAAAGGAGGGAATACTACGCCGCCGCCTAAGAACGGGTTGGCGGACTGCTTTTGAGCAGCCTTCCAGCGCGCATGCTCGACATCAAAGTCGGGCTCGGTCTT